TAGTATATCAACGTCTACAAGAAGTACGTAAGTTTGTAAGAACTAATAAATTCCTAGAAGATTTAACTAAATCTGAGTGGATGAAAGAGAATGCTCGTAGGCAAGAAGGTAAAGCTCCTCCTCCAGGATATAGACGTCCTGAGAATATTGATAGAATACCTCAGTTTGATGGTTATGTTTTTAAAGATAATATTGCTTCTATGATTGAAGACTTTGCAAGGTCTAACAATCCTAATGCACTTACTTATTTAAGTGGTGCTTTAATTAAAAACATGATGCTTAACCCATTACCTCACATGATGAATGAGGGTTGGCACTTATATAATGCTCGTGGTCTATCAGGATGGGTAACACCTCCAGGTATCTATAGATTAGCTAAATCTGGTATGCCAGCTCTTAGATCTGTTATTACACAAGACAAAGCTTTTAGAGAAACTTTATTAGAAGGTGGTTCTTTACTATCTGCTAGAGTAAGAAACAATGCTTTCTCTGAAGAGTTATTTGCTAAAGCTAATAGAGAGTTTTCACAAACTCCAGAGTTCCAAAGTTTAGCTAAACGTCTGGGTATGAAACCTATCCAACTTTATGATGCTATATCTAAGAAATCTAACATAGCTATGTGGACAGTTCGTGATATGATGTACATGCAACTGATCAATGAAAAGATGGCTAAAGGCATGACTCGTAAAGAAGCTATTATTGATACAGAACGACATATGCCTAACTATCGTATACCTCATAAAGTTATGGGTTCTAGAGCTATATCTCAAGCTTTACAAAATCCTAACTTAACTGTTTTTAGTAGATACCATTATGCTTTAGTTAATTCTCTTAAAAATACAGCAGAAGATATTGCAGCTTTTCGTAAAGGTCAAGCAGGTTTAAGTCAGTTCTTACATGGTGCAGATACAGCCGCAGCTATTGCTGTAGCTATTGCAGCATTATATCCACTACAAGATATATTATCTCATTACTTAACAGGTAATGAAGATGCTACTGTAAGACGTGCAGGACCTTACCATATATTCCATGCATTACATGGATTAGCTTCTTTAGAAAAAGATATGCCTGCAGTCATAGCTTCTTTCTTTTCATTTAATCCAGCATTACTTGCTGGAGGTCAATTTATATTTAATACTAAACTATATAATGGACAAAAGATTTGGAATCCAGAAGATAGTGGTGAAAAGATTAATAGTGATATAACTGATTATGCTTTAGGTCAGTGGCCTATGGTTGGTCAAGCTATGAAAGCTAAAAAAGAAGAAGATGAAGGCTTTAAGAATTGGTTAGCTCGTCAGATTGATATTGAATCACCTACTCAAGAAACTGTTATAAAACGTGAGAAGATGGTTGGTAGGAAAGAAAAAGCTGGTGCTCGTAGAACAATGAAGTGGGAAGTTGAACAGGAAGACTAATGGCTATACAACTCCCACCAATACCTAACAATCCAATTACTGACGTATTCGTATGGCGTGATTGGTTCTATAAAGTATCACAAGCTCTTGTACAACAAGCTTCTATTGCTTGGAGTTCTATTGACTTTACTGGTTCTAACCTACAAGATATTCAGACTAGACAGCATAATGCTCTACAGAATATACAGGGTGGTATTGCGTCACAATACTACCATCTAAGTTTAGCTCAGTATAACTCTCTTAGTGCTTTAACTAGTTTACCTATAACAGTACCTAATGGTGGTACTGGAGCTACAACTTTAACAGGATATGTATATGGTAATGGTACTAGTGCTTTTACAGCTAGTACTACAATACCTTGGAGTGTAATTACGGGAGCTCCTTCTATGACAGCTCCTAGTTATGGAGCTTTTCAAAACACAGCTGATCAAACATATGCTGCTGCTAATACAGCTTATATTATAACTTTAAATACTACTGACTATTCTAATAATGTTACTTTATCAAGTAATAAAATGACAGTATCTACAACAGGTACTTATAATTTAGAGTTTAGTTTTCAGTTAGCTAATGCTGACTCTCAAATACATGAGTTTGCAGTATGGTTAAGAAAGAATGGTACTGATGTAGCAGGTACTTCTAGTATAGCTTCTGTAGTAAGTTCTCATGGTTCTGTAGATGGCTATGCTATTATGGCTGCTAACTTCTATATTCAAATGGCTGCAGGAGACTATGTAGAATTATGGAGTGCTGTGTCTAATACTGGTATAAGAATTGATGCTATACCTGCACAGTCTTCTCCGTATGTTAGACCATTAAACCCTTCTTCTGTAGTTACATTAACTCAAGTAGCCTAAACTCATGGTTTTACTGAGGATTGTTTTCATTCATTATGGTATAATATTAGTGTAAAGTGAAAACTTTACCTAAACTTTTAAGGAGAATACTATGTGGACTAAACCAGCTGCAACAGAAATGCGTTTTGGCTTTGAAGTTACAATGTACGTAATGAATAAGTAAGTTTGTTAAACTACCGTCAAAGGATATAGTAAGTTGGGATTTTTGTAGTTTTCGTACCAACGTGTAATAAACTATCAAATTTGAGACTTACTTATACGGTAATAAAAAAGGGGCTTTCGGGCCCCTTTATTATTTAATTAGCTGCTTTAGGTTTTAAGAAATCAATTACTTCGTCAAAAGTCTTAAAGACCATATTGTTTTGCTCTGGTCTTTGCTCACCAAATATTTGCTTGGTTGTTGTTACCAGAAAACCATTATCAACTTTATTAATTTGCACTGTTGTGTAATTCATACTATCTCCTTTAAAAATTAACTATTGCCCTAACTAAAAATAAATCTACTACAAGAAACCAATCATGATTATTTTTATCTACTGCTTGGCCGTCCACTAACTCTATACCAAAGGTACAGCCTTGTATTAAATGAAAGGTAATCATGTTTGTACTCCTACAACTTCACAGGCACCCGCAGCACAACTAAGTTCTTGAGTGCCTGTTGTTGTATCTTCTTCCTCTTTTAAGTTACCCCAATCGATTGAAGGGAAACTAGCTACAAAAGAATCATACTGCTCTTTTGTTATTTCTTGATATGGTGCCTGCTTATACACGTGATCTGAGTGTGGTAAGAGAGACACACCTGAAACATCACTGAAGTTGTTATAAATCCAAGCTCCAATGTTCAAGAATTCATCATCTTTATAGTATACAGTAATAGATGGATTATGTTCTGTCCAGTTCTTTTGATATACACTATAAAGCTGTAACTGTTCAATTGCATTTGTTTCATTACGAGTTACACCAGATTCAGTTCCTTTTTGTGGGAAACTAAATACAGTAATGTCACTCGGTTTAGTTACGTCTGGTTCGTTGGGGACTCCTGCTGACTTGAAGAACAATGTGAGCGGGTCTTTATTGTCCATACGTACGGTTCTAATATAATACTGGCTATAAGCAGGATGTATACCGCTAGAGCAACCCACCAATTGGGAAACAGTACCACTAGGTTTAACAGTAGTAATAGCAGCAGATTGAGGAATACCAAGCTTCTCAGCCCATACTTTGTTAGTCTCGATAGCATATTCACGTAGCTCCTTTAACCATTTAATACATTCATCAGTAGGTTTACTGAGTATAGGATGATCCATAATACCTGTCATACTTACACCAAGTAAACGTTCTTCTTCTTGATTACGTTTCCAGTCACTTCTTAAGTATCTAAAGTTTGTAAGGGTGGATTGAAATGTCCCGATAATTGTTGCGACCCTGACTTTTTCTTTAAGACTAGCAAGGGTATCATTCTCTCTGATGACAACTTCACTGAGATTACAAAGCCCTTTAGATCGCAAGATAATTTCTCCGCAAGGGTTTGTACCATATTCAAAGCCTTCAGCATCTCTTCTTCCGTTAGAGCTTGCTTTCTTTGTAGCTGCAACTCTATTAAATATACCTCGTTCACCGCTTTTCGAGTCATATAATGTTCCCCATTCCTTTAAGAAAATACCTACATCAGGTTTCTCTGTATAGGCTACTGAGTTATTGGCAAGAGCACGTTGCACATCAGATTCCCACCAGGCTCCGTTCTTTGCATTTCGCATCCTATCGTCGGTGAGGTTTGACAAGCTGATAAGTGCACTACGACGTACACCCCCAACGATAACAATATCAGCCACTTTACATACGAGATCATGACATTCTAAGCTGTTAAGCTTTCTCCCTGCTGCTTTTTTAAAAGTATGAACCGTAAATGAGAACAAGTCCTCGAGAGGCTTAGGGCCAGACGCTCTGCCTCCAAAAGTCTTAAGCCGAGCTCCTGCAGGTCTGATTCCTGAAGTATCCCATTTAGGCAATCGTCCTGAATATAAGAGGCTAATAAGTTCACGGTATGCACTTGCCCATCCAATTCTTGAATCTTTGACTCTAATTGTTGTATCAGTTTCATGGAATTCCTCTGCTATACTAGGTAGGTTATTGGTAAACTGACGTTCAACACTAAAGCCTACACCAGTTCCACACATTAAAATATACATCACTTCATCAAAAGCTTTAGGTGAGTCAATAGCAACAAAGCTACAGTTATAACCTGCTATCTCATCACGTTCTAAAGCTGGTCCCGCTGTCATAAGACAACGCATACTAGGCATAACATCTAAGTTATGTATAGATTTATTTACATCATCTGCAGGGAATGTATCTGGGAATCTATTCTTAAAGAATCCAGTGTATCTGTCTACAGTTTCTTTCCACGTCTCTCTACGGTTCTCATCAGGCAGCCATCTAGCATAACGACTTGCATGAATAAAACGTTGATAATCTGTCAATTGCATTATTCTATATCCCCGTTCATTGATAATTGTTTGTTAAAATAGTCATATCGTTCTTCTATACGCTCGAAGAAAGCGTCTACTAAATCATAAGAGTTAATGTTTAAAACTTCTAGAAGAGTAATTTCATCATACTCATCTGCTAGTTTTTCTTTGATTTCTTGGAGCGTTAAAGTCATGTTATGCTTTCAGTTCTTTTAATAGTTCTACATAGTGGATAACTTTGTCAAGATCCTCTACACCACCTTTGTCTTGCCATCGACAGATATACTTAATAATATTACCCTCTATAAAAGGTATCTCATTCTTTGTAATAAATTCAATAGGTTGGATTACATACTTCTTGTAATGTCCACCTGCTACCTGTTTATCTAAAGCCTTACCCATATATTATACCATCCTTTTTAAACATTGACAAGCTTCATAGAGCCTTTTTCTTTAAGATTTTGATTGTCTCTAAACCAGTTACCACAGGTTCTACATTGATATCTTTGATACTTACCAGCAGCGGTCATGTTAAAACCACGTCTT